TTATCTACCGTTGTTTACAATTTTTTGTACTTCATCGTAATCAAAGCCTGCATTTGTTAATAGGGCTTCTCGATCTGAGCCATTACCCCACAAGCCTTGCCATACTTCATCAGCTAACGCTTTATTAGTTACATAAGATGTTTTTGATTTTCCAACGCCATGTTCAACCAATGATTGAACAGCTGTGTATTTAGTTCCTAATGACTTTCTTCGCGCTTCACCGTTACCGTGTTTGCCTTCCCACACTTCACATGCTAATTGGACATTTGTTAAATTGTGTGTTGTTGGTTTTGCTTCTTCTTTCTTTTCTTCAGTTACCTCTTTATACTCAATACCTAAAGTTTTCAAAACTCCTTTAGCAATAGCTACTCCCATGACCTTTTGTTCAGCCACAGTATCGACAATTTCGTGATCTTTAGTATCTAAGAAGGCACCTTCTACGATTACTGCTGGAGCGACAGTCATACGAATGAACCCATAATAATCAGCACCACCTGCACCTGCTCTTGTCTTAATGCCACGTGATTGTTGCCCTAATGCAATAATTTCGTCTAAGATGTTTTGGGCTAATTCTTTACCAATTCCACCAACGATAGAATAGAATACTTCAGCTCCATCGCCTCCGCCTGCGTTCAAGTGGATTGATACTGCTAAATCAGGATCGAATTTATTACAATCTACGCATAAACCGTTTAGAGAATCATCTTCATCAGTATAGCGAGACATTAACGTTTCAATTCCATGAGATTTTAATATTTTATCGCATTCTAGCGCAATAACTAAAACTGCATCTTTTTCTCGAATGCCATTTGCTACTGCGCCTGGATCTGATCCACCATGTCCTGGATTAATAAATACTTTTTTAGTCATTTATTTCTACCTCCTATATTTATTCTATGAGTTAATTCTTATGTGTTGTTGGCATTTCATCCGTGAATGTTTCTAAGAAGTTTTGAACCCAATCATTAACGCCCTTGAACATTGGCAAACCTAACAATGTCCAATTCTTAATAATCGATAAGGCTTCGAATGCTGCGAATAATAATCCGAATAAATCGCTGATACCGATGATGCTCATTCCGATAGCTTTAAACATGCTTAAAATGTTATCTGGAAGCAATCCAATGATGTTTATTCCTAATAAGAAATCTACAAACACTAAAAATACGATGCATCCAAGCATTCCGACTTTACGAATCATCCCGTCAATGCCAATCGTAGAATTGACTTTTTTCATTTTGCAAGCCAACAACAAGCCAACAAATAAATCGAATACGATTGCAAAGATTACTAATGTAATCACTTTATGTTGTGTAAGGTATGTAACCATCATTTCTAATAATAATTCCATTGTTCTACCCTCCTATTTTGAAATATCGATGCTTGAATCAGATTCAGAAGTAAGATTAATCGATAGATCAATCACTTTACTAGGGTCAATTCCTAACTCTTCTAATTTTTTTAATTCATTTTCGTTCATTATGTATACTATACCTCCATTAAGACAACGTATCCTTGTCTAGCCCCACTTTAATAGCACCAGCTCTGAAGATTGGAACATAGCCAGAAGGAACAGCGACAGCTTCGGTTAATTCTCCATAAAAGATTGGTGTTCCACCACTTGCGCTAGTATAAATACAAAAGTATGTGATTGTTCCCCAATCACTTAATGATTCGCCCATATAAATAATGTCGGTATTTTGAATTTGAGCATTAGTTGCTGTTCCCATTGAGCTTAATTGTGCTCTTTTATATCCACTTGCGCTTGTTGGTTCCGTTACATTTCCACCAGTGGTTGTTGGTTGAGTTGTAGACAACCCAAGATAATACGTTTTAGCAAACGTTTCATTTAAGATCGTGTTTGCTCTAGATTCTACGAATCCCATATTTCATCGTCCTTTCTATGATTTTTGTAAAATAAAAGAAGACCTTGTTGAAAGTCTTCTCGAATAAATATTTAATTTTGGAGCTTTGTTAGCTCCTTTCCTTTTTCTTCTTCAAACATCTTGTCTAGACGTTCGTCATATTCTTTGTTTTTCCTGTGTTCTTCATAGAGCATAGTATAGTACGCATGAGCTAATGCTCTACTTTCTGGTGTCATTGCTTGAAGCTTAATGTCTACGTTGCGGATATACCAATATAGTAGGGCTTGGATTACCGCTAGGACAATCAATACAATTCCAAAGCCGAAACCTACATAAACAAGAACATGAACAAGCTCTGTCGTGTTTGTATTGTTAATCATTTTTAGCACCTTTTTTAGTATATCCAACTTTACACACACCACATTTTTCATTATTTTCAATCAATTCTTTAGGCAAGGATTCCCACACCTTATAAATATCATCCTCGTTATATGGTTCTGTATGTAATTTTCCCATAAATTCTTTGACACCAATACAAGGAATAATACCTGTCAAGACACCGCCTTTTGACTTCTCTTGCATGAGCATACTATAAGAGTAGGCGAACATTTCATCAGTGATGTTTGGTTCGATTTTCTTATAGCAAGCATGATAGAATTTCTTTACATACTCCCAATTTTGGTCTGCGAACACAGGATTTCTTGCCACTGTTTCAATAAAATATGAATACAACTGCAACATACATTCTAATGTCCATTGGTCAACGTATCCATTAAATGGTTGAATCTTCTTTGTGTGTTGGATTGCATAAATCATGTTGTCCGTCCATCCACAGAAAGATTGGTCAAAGGAATATTGGCAATTATTGATTCTTGTGATTGAATCCACTTTTTCGTGCCAATAATAGACCGTTTCGTTTATCCAATGAACGATTTCATTCGGATTGTTTGCACATAGGATTCTGACAATCGTATTGAATCCCGTATCTTCATTTGCTCTTGTGTCATTAAAACGAATCTTGTATTTGTTGATAAAGTCACGCTTATAGATTTTTCCGAACATCCACACCATGTCATTTTGATGTGGGATGATTTGAAGATTTTCATGTAGTTCAGCAAACGTTCCAACACAACATTGAATGTTAGGATTTAATTGGATTCCTGCTCTTAGTGTTTCTAAAGCTAACGCTCCACTGAAAGTATCATCTGCATCAATACAAGTGAAGTATTGATTTTTTGTGTTATCAATACCATATTGTCTAGCTTGACCCGGACCGCCATTTTGTGGCATTTTGATTTCTCTGATTGCCATATAAGGACTGAACATCTTTACAAATTCTTTGTAATTTCCATTTGGGCAACAATCATTTACTAGTGTGATTTCTAGGTCGCTTAAAATGGATTGACAAGCGATTGATGATAATGTTCGTAAGATTGTTCCTTGTGCTTTGTAACAAGGTATAATGATGTCGATTTTGTTGTTATTCATAATGTTCTCCTTTATAAAGTGTTGTAACAATAAATGTTGTTTGATGCATTATACCAACAATTATTAGCAGTATCTTCGACCCATGTAATACCACTAATAACTTTATTTCCCCTTAACGTAGTTTCTGTAGTACTTCCCGCATAACAATAAATATTGATTCTTCGACTAGCACTTTTATAAGTAAACATACCTGTAACATTTGTAACATTGTTAGATAATATTGTTATATCACCTTGCATAGCTATACAGTTTTGAAAGGTGTATGGCAACATGGTTACACTTTCAGGTATTGTTATCGATTGATTGAATTTAATACAATTTATGAAAGTTTGATAGAGATTTGTAGGTCCATTCGGTATTGTTATTGGTTGATTGAAGTTTCGGCAATTAAAGAAAGCGTTTCCGATACCATTACTGCCACACCCCTCAGATAAAGTTATTTTTGAATTTAAATTTTGACAGTTCGTAAAAATACCATAAATATTTGTTGCAGCACTTGGAATCGTTAGTGGTTGATTAAAGGAACTACAATAACTAAAAGTTAAAAATAAAATTGTTACAGTATTAGGTATTGTTATTGGTTGATTAAATTTATTGCATTGTGAAAAAGCGCCGTACATATTTGTTACACTATTAGGTATTGTTATTGGTTGATTAAAAACTACACAGTTATGAAAAGCACAACCCATATATTTAAGATTTTCAGATAAAACAACTGTCGAGTTTAATACTCTACATTCTCTAAAGGCATTCGTTATATTTATTACACTATTAGGCATTGTTATTGGTTTATTAAAAGCTCTACAGTTATAAAACGTTTGTGTCATATTAGTCGCATCTTTTGGTATATTTATTTGGGAATTTAAAGCTTGGCAGTTATAAAACATGCCACTCATATTTCCTTGTGACCTCACGTTTTCACCAATAGTTATGTTTTTAACTGAAGAGTTATTTGAGAATACCCCAATAGTGCTTGTTCCATTCGTAAGGACTGTATCATATGCACCTAATTTATCGGGAACAACAACGTTATAACTACCTGTATAGGTATATATGTCTGAATAGAGAGCGTTTCTTATTAGAATGCTAGAATTATCTGGATAAATAGTGTACGCAAAATGTTTCAACTCTTCTTCAGTCATGCCACCACCTTGAAACGTCCCAATTACTCCACCAATATCAACTCCTAAAGCGATATTTTCAGGTAATAAAGTTTCAGGCTTATTAACTGTTACTTTTGAAAGTAAAAAGCCCTCGTCTGCAACTACTTCTTGATTTCCATCTGCCATTGCTAAATCAACCGTTTTTTCTTGTGAGTTTCCGACAAAGTTCCCCTCAACACCGCCAATGGTTACGTTAGCTTTGATGTTTTCTGCGACTAAATCAGATGGTTTTTCAATAATTATTTTTGATAATAATTTACCCATATCTGCTGTGATTTCTTGATTCCCACTAGCCATATCTAAAGCTAGTGTTTTTTCTTCTACAATCCCATACGAGAATGTAGCTTGTACTTCTTCAACGTCTGTATCAAATGTGACTGTTTCAATTCCTTGCTTGGTCACATCATTTCCGTTCTTGTCTTTCAATTTGATATTAGGCATCAATCATCACTCCTTTCTAGGCTTTCAGCTTGCCTAATGTATAGATTCGTTCCATCTTGAATTGGTTCATAGAATATATCAGTATCGACATATCCTTTGTCACCATCATTCCAAAATGTATTAGCTTGTTTGATATAAAGATTAGAACCGTTTTGTTCAACTTCGTACCAAATAGGAATATCAATATTTAGATTATTTTTGTCTTTCCATGATAACCAGGCTTGACGAATATATAGATTACTTCCATTTTGAATAATCCATTCATCATCAATAATGATTCCATCAAATGATATATTGGATGTAGAAAGTGTTTGAGAAATAAGCTGCGCTCCTAATTCAAGAACCTTAAAACTTGTAAGATTAACAAGATTATTGCTTTTAGAACGAATTTGAGAATCTAAAGTAAAAGATTCGTTTAGATCTAATTTTGTATTCACTAAAGTTTTACTAATTTCAGCAACACTAACAAATCGTGGTTTCGCTATCAATAAATCATTCTCAGAAATGCTATTTGAGATTTCCGATGCATTTACATAGCTAGCTTTTGCGACAACCACTTCGGATTCCTGATTACTTTTGCTAATGTCTTCATAATCAAAATGCATTGACTTTCTTTGCGACAATTCGCTTTCTTGGAGTGAATGACTTAAATTATCATCTGAAGCAAAATGACTAACCAACGGTACGTGCATGTTGGATAACTGTGAACTGAATGATCGTTCTTCAGATGTACCCAATGGTTTAGATAGAACATTAGCCAACGAGCTTTCTTGGTAAGAAGCAAATAGTTCTTCATAAGCGCCTAATGAATAGCTTGTTGCAATATTTAAATAAGAATCTGCTATACTTTTTGCAATACTTGAATACAACAATGCCCTTGATTCAGATATAGCAAGCATTGACTCTTGGATGCTCGAATGATCTTTTCTATAGAACATATCGAGGCAACGATGAAATGACATAGCAGCTTCGACAGTGGTTTTGATGTTATCCACATATTTTCCATAACTCAAAGATTGGCTTTTTTGCATCTTTGCATCGTGAATTGAGTGAATAAAATCTCTATAGCCTATCCTTCGCCACGTTCTAGCCATCATATTTGCATCAATAACACTATTTGATATCTCTCTTGATGTTAAACACTTAGGTTCTTTTTTAAGCATTTCCACGTTTGTTTTACTCTTTGAATAAAGCGATACGTACATTGGTCTACTTGGTTTGTTTAATAAAACAACTTCTTTTGTGTTTGATGTCGATGATTTAGCATAAAACAATGGAGCACTTATTCTAGGTAATAAGTTTACATCGGTCGGCGTTTTACTGATTTCTGCAATGTTAAATTCAGAAAAATCAGCTTCATTTTTCAAGATTGCGATGAATAAATTAAGAACACGTGCTAGTTCTACAACATGTTCCCCATATGCATAATCGCCTTTATCCTTTTTTTCTGTAATTCCATAAAGCCTTGCTCTTTTGATATAACCAATATAAAGTCGGTCTACTTCCCATCTCCACGCATTGTTAATCACTTTATCAATGTTTAAAGTCATAGCGTTCATATGTCGAGCTTTACCCATACCGTATTTAGCTAATACTTTGGTTTCTGCGACTGTTCCATATGTGCTATCCCACGTTAGCCCTGCTTGTGTTAATGCTTCGTTGAGTAAATCAACCATATCATTCCATACAAATCGGCTAGATGTGTATGTAAAATCATTGCCAGTTAAAGAGTTATATGTATTCTGTAATTGTGTGGTTGTTGCATTTCCGAATTGTTCATTCCATGAAAAATAAGGAAAATCACTAGATAAAAGAGGTAGTTCTTTCATAATGATCTACCCCCATCTAGCGACTGTTCCGCTTATGCTTGTTATAACGGGTTCGCCGTCTATCGTGATGCTTCCACCAACTTTATTGATTGAGCCACTATTGTATTCTGTGCGCGTGATTGTAGTATCGTTTAGTCTTCTCTCAAGCACAAATTTCCCGTTATTTTCTACGTTCATTGAGATGTAGTCAACTACTGTAGCAACCCCATTGGTTTCTCCATAGTATCCTTGTAACAATTTTTGAATAATTAACGCGTCATTTGAATCAACTCGTCCGTTTTGATTCAAGTCATATCTTAACAACTGTTCTTCTGTTGGTTCTTCTTCCGATAAGAATAAGTTGGCCATAATATCGATATCTTCTTCAGTGTATGTATACTCGGAGGTTTTGGTAGACGAAAAAGAGGCCCCAACAATATTTCCTTTAAAAGTTCCGTTGTTTACTACAATCGAACCATCTTCTAAGATTTGTACATTGCCATCTGCAGTAATAATTCCTTCTAGTTTAAGTCTACTTGCTTGAATTTTGATTTCTTCTGCCGATTGATTAATCTTAGAAATAACTTCATCATCTCCAACTTTTTTTGAAACTTCTGATTTTATTTTCTCGTCAGAAATCAATAATTCTCCAATTGCATCTGATTGGTTATCAACAGTTTGAGCAACAATATTAAGATAAGCTTCATTTTGATTTATCGTAGTTTGAATTCTCTTTATTTTAATATTAGGATCATCTTTAACAATAACTGAATCTGCATTCTTTATTGATATATCTCCAGCTAATTCAAGCGAATCTTTGGCTAATCCTCCATTTACAATTCTTTTAATAGATAATGGAAGAATAGTAAAATCATTATAAGTTATGGTATCCGTTACGCTTAACTCATCGATTCCAAAACATTTAAAGATTTTAAAAGAATAGAACGATAAACCATAATACATCTCATAGATACGATTAACATCGTCTTGTGTTACATAAGAATTATTAGAACTTAAATATAATGTTTTACCTTCATCATTTCCTTTTTCAATTAGATTTAAGCCATCATCAAAAGCAATACGCGTAAATAGTAATTGCTCGTTCAATTCATAATTACTGCAATATTGAGTTATATGATCAACTTGAGCTAATGCTCTAAACACAATGACATCATTTTTTATAAATGCATTTTTACCATCTATTTGAGCTATGAATGCTAGATAGTTACGAATTAGCATGGTGTTATCGTACCAATTTACTTCTTTATTTAATGCATCACTTGATAATGTGGATTTATCAATATTAACACCACACAATATAGCCATTTCATCTAATTGTTCAGTAATTGTTGTGGGATATGTTAATTCAGATAAATATCTTTGATTTGTGATGAGCATATAATCGTACAATGTTACTGACATGATATTTGTGTATTTTTCAGGCTTTTCATATACGATATAGCTTTTATTTCCAATAATAAAAGGATAATCTATTATATTTTTTAACTGATTATCCTTGTTGAATAGCGTTAATTTAATTTGAGTGGACACAGCATTTCCAATTAAATGCTCTTTGTCCATTTCCTCATAGCTTTGAAATGAAAACACTAAGGAACTTATATCTATTCCATTTACAATGATTTTTTCCATAGCTACACCTCAACTAATTTGAATTTTAATCCTTTTACCCACGCTCCATTGTTCACAACAAATTGAGCTTGTTTAGAGCTAGCGTACATTGTTTTAGTTGCTCTTAAGTTTTCTTTCAAGTCATGCAATTCCACTTCAAAATTTTCTGGTTCAATAGCTTTAAGGATTTTAGAAATTGTTGTGAGATCATTCAAGCCATATACTAAAGAAATTGACACCATATCTAACAAACCTCTATTACGATGCATTCTTAATGTTTGTATATCTCTTTGGCTATTTATATCTAAATCTGACAATTCATAATCCATTTGGATAGGAGAAGGAAGTTCCTCACCATTTATTTTTAATTTTATATTTTCATAGGTTTCCATTTTTCTCCTCCTATCCAGTAATACCTGTTCTTAAAGAACGTTCTATATCTCTTCTATTCATGTCATCACTTAAACTATCCCCATCTACAATTAGACGTAGATTTTTAATAGCTTCTAAAATTTCATACATAATGGAAACAAGTACTTGAATATCTTCGCGATTAGCATTATTAGAACCATAAGCTTTTAAAGCTGCAATCATCACTTCATACATTTTATCTTCAGGAGATACAATTTCTCCTTGTGTTTTATTATCCCCAATCATAGCTAATTGAGGAGTATTTGCTTTTACATAACCACCTTCAGCAAGTCTTGGAATTTTTGAAATGTAGAATCCTTTTCCTCCAACTCCAGGAACCCAATCAGGAATCTTGATTCTATTCAATCCACCTATAAATGAGTTAATTCCATCAATAATCGCATTAATAGGCTTTTTAAAGATATTTGTAAAGCCAGAAGCAATACTTGAGAAAATGTCACTTACACCTTGCCAAGCTTTTTTCCAATCTCCAGTAAATACACCTGTCACGAATTTGATAATTCCACTAAAGATACCTTTAATGCCATTCCAAATATCACTCACAATTGAGAAGAAATAATTTAAAACACTACCTAATTCGTTACCAAAGATATTTCGCCAATCAGTAGCAAAAATATTTTCTAAGAAATTATCAAAATTTTCAAAAATGGTCGTAATTCCACTCCATGCTTTATCGGTATCATTCGTAAAAATGCCTACAAAGAAGTCTATTAAACCTTGGAAAATGCCCATTACATTTGGAATTAATAGTTCAATAAGTGCACCCCAATTTTCAAATGTTTTTGAGAACGCGTCGGCTATATAATCGGCTAAAGGTGACAAAATATCGCTCCATAGCCAATTCAATATTTCAAATAAATCTTCTATCCATGGTTTCCATGATTCCCATACCTCCAAAGCTCCTTGTAACGCAACTGATAATACATTGACTAAGAAGTTTGCTAATGGATCAAGTACATTATTCCAAAATGATAGAGTAGTTTTTGCAATTAATTCTACCGCCTTAACAAATACTTTAGCTATAAAAGTAGCAATTGGTTGAATAACTGTATTATAGAAATCAACTAAAAAAGAAAAGATTGGTTGTAAAACTCCTGTATAAAAAGAGGATAAAATCCCCATCAATCCTGCTACTGCTTCATTAACTGAGTTTCTGAAGCCTTCACTTGTTTGGTATAAATACACTAAAGCTGTACTTACAGCAGCAACTCC